ATGGCTCTCGCGACTCTCCCCATGCCCGCGGCGCGCGCAAGCGGGCCGCCGCTCACCGCCCCGCCGCCCGTCGCCCTGCGGAATCACGCCGTCCTGGCCCTCGACCTGGGCACCACCACCGGCTGGGCGCTCCGCGGCCAGGACGGCGGCATCACCTCGGGCACCATCTCCTTCAAGCCGAGCCGCTTCGAGGGCGGCGGCATGCGCTACCTCCGCTTCCGCGGATGGCTGACCGAGATGGCCCGCCTCGCCAGCGGCCTTTCCCGCATCGCCTTCGAGGAAGTCCGCGCCCACGCCGGCACCGACGCCGCGCACCTCTATGGCGGCTTCCTGGCCCACCTCTCCGCCTGGTGCGAGGAACGCGGCATTGCCTACGAGGGCGTGCCCGTTGCCACCATCAAGCGCTTCGCGACCGGCCGCGGCAACGCTGACAAGGCGGCGATGATCGCAGCAATCCAGGCGCGCGGCTTCGCACCGGCCGACGACAACGAGGCCGACGCGATCGCCATCCTGCTCTGGCTCACCGACGCACAGGGAGGCCGTGCATGAGCCTCCCCGGCGCACCCACCCTCGCGCGCAGTCCGATCGGGCGGCTGCGAAGCCCGACGAGCGAGCCCGAGCTCAACGCCATGCGCGCCGCCGCCTGGCACCGGCACGGCGTCGCCGCGATCCCGGTCGACGACATCACCGATCCCTGGCTGCGCCAGGCGATCACCAACGAGGCCAATCGCCGCTGGGGGCGGCGGCAGGGAGGGGACAGCCATGGCCGGTAAGCGGAAGGCGAAGCGCACGACGTCACAGCGCGAGGATCTCTCCAGGCCCTCGAGGTGGCGGCTGCAGCACGGCGGCTTCGACGAGGGCGTCCGCGGGACCGATCCGGATACGGGCACGCCCATCCTGCACCGCCGCGCCGTCGACAGTCTGGGCGTGCTGCTCGCCAACGGCAGCATCACGCCGCAGATGCACGAGGCCGGCGAAATCTTCCGCGCCGTGTTCCAGCGTGCGGCGCTCGATCGCGTGCGGACCATGCCGATGATCCGCATCCCTGGTGGCAGGGCCGACCTGCTCTCCGAGAGCCAGACGGTCGCACGCGAGCGCGTCGCCCGCGCGATGACGCATCTCGGAGGCTTTGGCAGCCCTGCGGGCAGCATCGCTTGGTACGTGCTTGGCCTCGAGCACAGCGTGCGCGACTGGGCACTGCGCCAGGGGTGGAACGGGCGCCCGGTCACGCCCCCGCTCGCCCACGGGATCCTGCTCGGGACTCTCGGTATCCTCAGCGCACATTTCGGGCTGACGCCACCTGCGCATGCTGCGGTCGGCGCAACAACGTCGGCGCTTCAGAACGGTGGTGCTGCAAAATCTGCACAGCCTCAATGAGTGCATTGCTCGGTGTGATTTCGCCGTGCTTGTCTGCCGTCACTGGCGAGGCATGCGTCTCGCTGGTGCGGTGGCTCACCAGCCACAGCGTCGCTCTATCGAGACAGTGGCTCGCGAGCCGCAGGGTCCTTCCTGGGCCCGGCGTATGCGGGGGGCGGAAGCGCGCGAGGTTCCCAGCGTCAGCCCCGTTTTCCAGGTTGCCAGCGCCGCCAGGTTGCCAGCCGCGGCGCCCTCCGTTCCACCCTCACGCAGGTCCCGATGCCCCAGGCCCCATGGGCTGCGAGCGCCGTCGAGGCGCGCGCGGTCGCCTCGCTGCGGCCTGCGCGCCGCCGACGGCGAGGTGAAGGCCTACACCCACATCGGCCTGCCGGTGCAGGACATGCGCATCCCCGACAGCGTGCTGCGCATCACCCGCCACAAGGCCAGGGGCATCGAGACCGAGCACCCGGCGGTCTTCCCGGTCGCGCTGCCGGAGTTCCTGACGCGGGCCTACACGGACGAGGGCGAGGTCGTGTTCGAGCCCTTCGCCGGCTCCGGCACCACGATCCTCGCCGGCCAGCGCACCGGGCGCCGGGTGCGGGCGATCGAGCTCGCGCCGGCCTATGTGGACCTCGCGATCGCCCGCTGGCGCATGCTGCATCCCGACCTGCCGGTGACGCTCGCGGAGGACGGCCGCGACTACGACGCGATCGCCGCGGACCGCGCGGGGGCGCTCGCCGATGCTGCCTGAGCTGCGCGTCGAGATGCTGCCGGTCGCCGCCCTGGTGCCCTATGCCGCGAACGCCCGCCTGCATCCCCCCGAGCAGGTGGCGCAGCTCGCCGCCTCGATCGGCGAGTTCGGCTTCACCGTGCCGGTGCTGGTGGACGATGCCGGCGTGCTGATCGCCGGCCATGGCCGCATCCTCGCCGCCAGGGCGCTCGGCCTCGTGGAGGTCCCGGCGATCCGCCTGTCGCACCTGACCGAGGCGCAGGCGCGGGCCTACCGGCTGGCGGACAACCAGCTGGCGCTGACCTCGACCTGGGACGAGAGCCTGCTCGCCGCCGAGCTGCGCGCCCTGCGCAGCGACGAGTTCGACCTCGGGCTGCTCGGCTTCGATGGGGCGACGCTCGACCGGCTGCTGGCCGAGGCGGCGCCGGCCGCGCCGGCCGGCGATCCCGACGCGCCGGCACCGGCGCCGCCCGCGGCCCCCGTCACCAGCCCCGGGGATCTCTGGCTGCTCGGCCGCCATCGCCTGCTCTGCGGCGACGCCACCAGCGCGGCCGACGTCGCCCGGCTGCTCGATGGCGCGCGCCCGCACCTGCTCGTCAGCGATCCGCCTTACGGCGTGAACTACGATCCGGAATGGCGCAACGAGGCGGGCGTCTCCGCCACCATGCGAACGGGCAAGGTGGCGAACGATGATCGCGCCGACTGGCGCGCCGCCTGGGCGCTGTTCCCCGGCGACGTCGCCTATGTCTGGCACGCCGGGGTGCATGCGCGCACCGTCGTCGAGAGCCTGGAGGCGAGCGGCTTCCAGGTCCGCAGCCAGATCATCTGGGCCAAGCCGCGCTTCGTGCTGGGGCGGGGGGACTACCACTGGCAGCACGAGCCCTGCCTCTATGCGGTGCGCAAGGGCGCGACGGGGCACTGGCAGGGGGCGCGGGACCAGGCGACGCTCTGGCCGATCGGCACCGCCGGCGACGAGGACGCCGCCACCGTGCACGGCACGCAGAAGCCCGTGGAATGCATGCGCCGGCCGATGCTGAACAACAGTGCGCCGGGGGATGCGGTCTATGAGCCGTTCTGCGGCAGCGGCAGCACCGTCATCGCCGCGGAGACCACTGGACGCGCCTGCCTCGCGATGGAGATCGACCCCCGCTATGTGGACGTCGCGGTGCGGCGCTGGCAGGCCTTCACCGGCAACCGGGCGATGCTGGCGGGCGAGGACCGGGCGTTCGACGACATCGCCGCCGCCCGCGGGGCGCGAGCGGCGGCGTGATCCGCTTGGCGTCGCCCTCTCAGGTGGCGATGCGGTAGATCGTGAAGGATCCCTTCGCGCCCTCCTTGTTCGGGCCGACCTGGCGCACGCGCTCCGCAGCCTCGACCACGATGCCCTGGCGCTTCTTGAGGCCGGCGAAGAACCCCCGCACCGTGTGCGGCTGCCAGCCGGTCGCCTCGCAGATCTGGGCGATGGTCGCGCCCTCCTCGCGGCGGAGCATCGCCAGCACCGCCTCCTGCTTGGTGCCCTCGCGCGGCCTGCGCGACGCGCCGTCGATCCGCTCCGCGGCCCGACCGCGCGTCGCACGGGCCGGCTTGCCGGCCAGCGCCGCGCGCAGCGCCTCCATCGGGACATCGAGGGCGCCGATCATGTCGCCCTCGCGGTTGGCGTCGTCGTCCCAGGCGGCGAGCACGCGCTGCGCGGCGGCGCGGAGCGTCGCCCGCGGCGCCGGGCGCGGGGCGGCGAGGGCCTGGTCCAGCAGGGCGAGTTCCTCGGTCCGGGCGGGGTCGAGGGCGGCTTCGGGCGCGGTGGCCTGCGTGTCCCCCGGCGCGGCGTCCGTCCCGCCCAGGGGCGCCCTGTCGCCCACCGTGGCCGGCTCTGCCGGCTCGTCATCGCCGACGATGAGGCGGGGATCCACCCCGTTGCGCTCGTCCCGCGGGCGGGTGTCCTCCGGCTCGTCGCCGTCGGGTGCCACACCGATGGCGCGCAGTCCCGCGTCGGTGATGCGCAGCAGCCGGGTCCGGCCGTCGATCTGCCAGGCGTCGCGCGCGGCGTAGGCGCTGGCGTGCTCGTCGCTGACCAGCCCCTGCTTGATAAGGGACTTCGCCACCGTCTGCCGCGCCGCGGCCGGCAGCCGCTCGGGCGGGACTGCCAGCCGGTCGTCGCGCTGGCTCGCCTGGCTGAGGATGATGCGCTGGGTGTCGGTCAGCTTCATCGTCGGGGTCTCCGGTTCCGGGAGCCGACCCTCGGCCCCCTACCGCCCCGAGCCCCGTGCGGGGCGATGCGACGCGGTGCTCCGCGCGTGACGGACCATTCGCGCTGCGGCGGGGGCTGAGCCAAGCGCCATCGGCGCTTCGTCGATTGCTATCTTCGAGGGATCTCGATCACATCATGATCGCCAGCGCCGAGCCGGGCCGCGTGGCCTCGCAGCGCGAGCTGGCGCGCCGCCTCGGCGTCTCCCACACCGCCCTGCAGAAGGCCCAGCGCGCCGGCCGCATCGCGCCCGAGCCGGACGGCGCCTGGGATGTCGAGAAGGTCCGCACCCGGCTCGCCGAGAGCAGCGACCCGACGCGTAAGACGGCGGCTTTCGCCGCGCCGCTGCCTCCGCGTCCCGCAGCGCCGGCTGCCGCGCCGCTGACACCGCCTGCCGCGGCCGATCCTCTGCCGCGCGCCGCCCAAAACACCTTCCACGACGCGCGCACGGCGAACGAGGTGCTCAAGGCGCAGGAGCGGCGGCTCAGGCTCGACGAGCGCAAGGGCAAGCTGGTCGACAAGGCCCGCGCCCTGCTGCTGGTGCATCGCCTCGCCAAGGAGGAGCGCGACGCCATCCTCGCCTGGCCGGCCCGGGTGGCCGCGGAGATGGCGGCCGAGCTCGGCGTCGATGCCCACCGGCTGCAGACCATGATGGACGCCAGGCTGCGCGCGCACCTCGCCGCCCGGCACGATGTCCGGGTGCAGGTGTCGTGATGGCGGGCGAGCATCTCTTGGAGGAGCTCGGCCGTTTCGACGGCGATGCCGAGATCCTGCAGGCCTGGCGCGACGGCATGGCGCCGGAGCCGGCGCTGCTGGTCTCGGAATGGGCCGACCGGCATCGCGTGCTCGGCTCGCGCGGTTCTGCCGAGCCCGGTCCCTGGCGCACCGCGCGCACGCCCTATCTGCGCGAGATCATGGATGCGCTGTCGCCGGCGCATCCGGCGCGGCGCGTCGTGTTCATGAAGGGGGCGCAGGTCGGCGGCACCGAGTGTGGCAACAACTGGATCGGCTACGTCATCCACCACGCACCGGGGCCGATGCTCGCGGTGCAGCCGACCACGGAACTCGCCAAGCGCTTCTCCGACCAGCGCATCGACCCGCTGGTCGAGGAGACACCGGCGATCCGGGAGCGAGTCGCGCCGGCCCGCTCGCGAGACAGCGGCAATCGCCAGCTCTCGAAGGAGTTCCCCGGCGGCCAACTGGTGATGACCGGCGCCAACAGCGCAGTCGGCCTGCGGTCGATGTCGGCGCGCTTCCTGTTTCTGGACGAGATCGACGCCTATCCCGGCGACGTCGAGGGCGAGGGCGACCCGATCGCGCTGGCCGAGGCGCGCGCGCGGACCTTCGGCTGGCGGCGCAAGATGCTGCTGGTCAGCACGCCGACCATCGCCGGGCTGTCGCGGATCGAGCGTGAGTACCTGGCGACAGACCAACGGCGCTACTTCGTGCCCTGTCCGCATTGCGGCCACGGCCAGCATCTCCGATTCGAGCGGCTGGTCTGGGAGGAGGGTCACCCGGAGACGGCGCGCTACCTCTGCGAGGACTGCGACGCGCCGATCGGCGAGCAGCACAAGGCGGCGATGCTGGCCGCGGGGGAATGGCGGGCAACCGCCACGGCCACGGACCCGCACGCCGTCGGCTTCCACATCTCGGCGCTCTACTCGCCGCCGGGCTGGATGCCCTGGTCGGAGATCGCCCGGCTCTGGCTTGCCGCGCAGGGGGACGACCGCGCGATCAAGACCTTCCGCAACACCGTGCTCGGCGAGACGTGGCAGGAGGCCGGCGAGGCGCCCGACTGGCAGCGGCTCTACGACCGCCGCGAGCATTGGCCGATCGGTACCGTGCCGATGGGCGGGCTGCTGCTGACAGCCGGCGTGGACGTGCAGCGCGACCGCCTCGAGGCGAGCCTCTGGGCCTGGGGCCAGGACCGCCAGTCCTGGCTGGTGGAGCACCGCGTGCTGGCGGGGAACCCGTTCGAGGCAGCGGTGTGGGAAGAGCTGCGGCTGCTGCTCGGCGAGACCTGGCGGCATGCCAGCGGCCACCGCCTGCCGATCGCCATGGCGGCGATCGACAGCGGCGACGGCATGACCACGGCGGAGGTCTACGCCTTCGTCCGGCGGGCCGGCGCCGGCCGCGCCATCGCGGTCAAGGGCCAGGACGGGCTGCGCGCCGCGGTCGGCCAGCCGGCGGCGACGGAGGTGCGGCGCCAGGGGCGCAAGCTCGGCGGGCTCAAGGTCTGGCCGGTGGGCTCGTCCTTCCTCAAGGCGGAGACCTATGGCTGGCTGAAGCTCGACCGCCCGACCGCGGAGAGCGGCGATCCGTTCCCCGCGGGCTATGTCCACCTCCCGATCCATGCCGCCGGAGAGGAGTTCTGCCGCCAGCTCACTGCGGAGCAGCTGGTCGCGCGCGCCGGCCGCAACGGCTTCCGCCGGCTGGAATGGGTCAAGACCCGCGAACGCAACGAGGCGCTGGACTGCCGGGTCTATGCCCGCGCCGCTGCGGCCGCGCTCGGCATGGATGGCTGGGGTGAAGGGCGCTGGGCGCGGATGGCGGACGCGCTGTCGCTGCCGGCCGACGAACCATCGTCCGCAGCGGCACAGGCATCGTCTGCCACTGCACCGCCGACCCGTCCCCGCGCCTGGCTCGCCCCACGTGGTGGCTGGCTGCGCTGATTCCGGAGATCCTGATGACCGCGATCGTGCCCGTGCGCACCAGCATCGCCGCCGGCCAGGCCCTGAGCGGACCCGTCGCCAGCGTCGGCTACGGCGTCTGCCTGCTGCTGCTACCCGCCGCCTGGACCGACGCCCCGCTCACCCTGCAGGGCTCGCTCGACGAGGGCGAGCCTGTGGCCTGGGCCGACCTCCACGACCACCTGGGCAACGAGGTGGTGCTGACCGTCGCTAGCGGTCGCGCGCTCACCCTGCCGCCGACGCTGCTGCTCGGCTGGCGCTGGCTGCGACTGCGCTCCGGCCTTGCCGCCGCGCCGATGAACCAGGTGGCGGAGCGCCTGATCACCCTTGGCATCCGGCCCCTCGCATGACCGCGCTGTTCCAGCACTACCTGCCGCCGGCACCGGCGATGCTGCCCTATGCCTCGGGCCGGTTCTACGCCTCGCAGCATGCGCGCGCGGTGGGCGGCGCGGTCGCGATGACGGCGAACCGGCTCTACTGCGTACCCTATGTCCTCGCGCGGCCGGGGCTGTTCTCGGCCATGGCGGTGAGCGTGACCACCGGTGCTGCGGGCGTCCTACGCATGGCGCTCGCCGCCGACAATGGCGCTGGCCGGCCGGGCCCGATAGTCGAGGAGCCGCTGGCGGACGCCGACACCGCGGCTGCCGGCAGCGCGGTCTGCCCCTTCGCGCAGCCGCGCTGGATCCCGGCCGGCATCTGGTGGCTGCTGCTGTGCTTTTCCGGCGCGCCCTCGGTGCGCGGCACCAGCACCCAGGCCTTCAGCGGCGGCAACACGCTGCTGCTCGGCTCGGCGGCGGCGGACGGCGGGGCCGGCGGGGGCGCCGCCGGCAGCGAGAACGGGTTCTTCGCGGCGCTGACCTGGCAGGCGGGGGTGCCGATCATGCCGAACCCGCCCACCGGGCTGTCCTACCTGGTCAACGCGGCGGCACCGCTGCCGACGCTGCGGGCCGCCTGATGGATCCCGCCGTCCTGGCCTGGGCGCTGGCGCAGCCGGCGGGCAGCCGCGCGGCCGCCCTCGCCGCCGCCTACACCGGCGGCACCACGCGCGTCACCTTCGACGGGCGCACGGTCGAGTACCGCAGCCTCGATGAACTCGGGCGGGCGCTCGCCGTCCTCCGCAGCGCCGAGACGACGGCGGCGCGCAGGCCGGCGGCAACGCTCGCGTCCTTCTCGCGAGGCGGTGGCTCGTGATCGACCGCATGACCCGCCGCCTCCGCGACGCCTGGGCGGCGCTGCGCGGCTACGCCGCGGCGCAGGACCACCGCGCCTCGGCCTGGGCGCCCTCCGGCGGCAGCGCCAATGCCGAGGTGGGCGCAGCCGCGGCGACGGTCGCGCGCCGCGTCCGCGACGCGGTGCGCAACGATCCCTATGCCAGCCGCATCGTCGACCTGTGGACCGGCAACGCGGTCGGCGCCGGGATCACCACGCGCTGGCCCGACGACGCGCACAGCCGGGCGTGGCAGCGCTGGGCGGAGGGCACGTCCTGCGACGCCGAGGGCCGCCTCGACCTCTACGGCCTGCAGGCGCTGGTGATGCGTGCCGTCGTCGAGAGCGGGGAATGCTTCGTTCGCTTCCTGCTGGCGCCGCCTTCGCCCGTCAACCCGATCGGCCTGCGGCTGCAGGTGCTGGAGTCGGACCTCCTCGACACCGCCCGCAACGGCATGCTGGACGGCGCGCCGACCATCCAAGGCATCGCTCTCGGCGACGCCGGCGAACCGGTCGGCTATTGGCTGTTCCCGACCCATCCGGGCGCCTGGATGCTGCCCGGCGCCGGCATGGCGAGCGTGCGCATCCCGGCCAGCGAGGTGCTGCACGTCTACCGCAAGCGCCGCCCCGGGCAGCTGCGCGACGTCTCCTGGCTCGCCCCGGTGCTGCTCCGGCTGCGCGACCTCGGCGACTACGAGGCGGCGCTGCTGATGAAGGCCAAGATCGAGGCCTGCCTGGCGGCGGTGGTCACCGAGGAGGGCGACGAGGCGCTGACCGGCGCCGCCGCCGGCCTGCTCCGCGACGCCCAGGGCCGCGCCGTGGAGAGCTTCGAGCCGGGGATGATCCTCTATCGGCGGGGGATGGGCTCGGTGGAGGTGGTGAACCCCTCCGGCGGCGGCAGTCACGCCGCCTTCGCCCGCCGTGCCCTCGAGGCGGCCGCGGTCGGCGCCGGGCTGACCTACGACCAGGTCTCGGGCGACCTCACTCAGGCGAACTACTCCAGCCTGCGCGCCGGCAAGATCGAGTTCCGCCGGCTCTGCGAGCAGGTGCAGTACGGCATGCTGATCCCGATGCTGGTGCGGCCGATCGCCGAGCGCTTCCACGCCCAGGGCGCGCTGCTCGGGCTGTGGGGGGCGGACATGCCAAACGGCGTCAGCCACGTTCCGCCCGCGCACGAGATGATCGACCCGCTGAAGGACACCACCGCGCTGATCGCCCAGGTGCGCGCCGGCTTCGTGCCGCAGCCCGAGGCGGCCGGGGCCTTCGGCTACGATTTCCGCGCCGCGGTGGAGATGATCCGCGAGGCCAATGCCCTGCTCGACGAGGCCGGCCTCGCGCTCGACACCGACCCACGCCGGGTTGCGAAGTCTGGTGCCGCCCAGGACGCCGCGCAGATGGCCGCGGTCGAGATCGCCGCCACCGGCGCTGCGGCGCCACCCCGAGACATAGCACCCCAGGGCTGATGAGGTGGACGGCCCCTGAGCGGCATCTGTGTGCCACGCTCGGAGCTGTGAGGCATCGAGCGAAAGGAGCCGTCCACCATGAAGACTACTGCAAAGGCTGTCCCAG